GTACCCACCTACAACGGGGACAGTGATACTCGGTGATGATATCGGTGGGGTAATGCTGCAAGGGGCTACACAGAATGTAGAAATATTACGGAACAGTGCTTACCAGGGTATATCTTCTGCACCTATTGATGTAGATGGTTTGACCAGAAGACTACCTTTGTTGATGCGTACTCCTGATGGCTGGGTTCCTGCATTTGGCACACAAGTATTAAAAGTATTAGCGGGTGCTGACACCTACGTTATAAATACGAATGATAATGGTATACAGGAAATCAGGGTAAAAGGGCTTCCACCAGTCAAAACAGACAGTTTAGGACGTAAGTGGATAAGTTTCGTGAATACCCCTTCGACCACATTACAAGAGATGGATGTGGCAGATAAGTTTGTAATTGTAGGAGTGACAGCTAACGGGGTGATGCCGCAACTATCTACACCAGCAGGGCTACTCGAACCGCACAAGATACAAGCAGCTTTAGCAGAAAGCATACTGATACAAGACAGCCCATACATACCTGACTATTCCCTAGCTGTGGAGTTGGCAACTCTAATAGTAGGTGTAGTCATGATGTGGGCATTCATTAGTTTTCTGGGGATAACGTTGGGGATAAGTTTAGCTGTGTCTACCATGGCCTTAACTTTATTTGGTGGCTACAGCATAGTACAACAAGGTGTATTGATCGATGTAACTTGGACATTTATGGCTGAGTTTATAACAGCAACCATTACCTTTTATTTAAGGTTTAGAGAACAATACAAACTACGGCAGCTTATAAAAAAACAATTCGAACATTACTTAGATCCGAGGCAGGTAAAGGCTTTGCAGTCTGATCCCAGTCTATTGAAGTTGGGCGGAGAACGACGGAATTGTACGTTTTTGTTTACAGATGTACGTGGTTTTACTGCTATGAGTGAGACTATGGAACCAGAAGAAGTAACAAAGATTATGAACGAAGCTCTGACTATACAATCAGACACAGTTAAGAAGTACGATGGCATGGTGGATAAGTATATTGGTGATGCAATGATGGCGATATTTAATGCGCCCTTGGACTTAGAGAACCACGAAGAAGCTGCTGTGTTGTGCGCAAAAGAGATACAAGACCAGTTTAAATCTTCAAAAATTTCTGTGGAGATTGGCATTGGCGTAAACACAGGCCCAGCTGTGGTCGGTAACATGGGGTCTGAAACCAGGTTTGACTACACAGCTATAGGTGACACGGTAAATTTAGCAGCCAGGTTAGAATCCAGCACCAAAGAGGTAGGTAAAGATATAGTTATTGGAGAGTCCACAGCAAAAGCATGTTCTTTCCCTCTAGCGGTACTACCTTCGATCACTGTTAAAGGTAAACAGGACAGGATAAACATATTCACCTTGATGCCCTAATCATATAAACTAAGTCAATGGCAATATTCGGTAAAGACATCACAGCAGCAGATTTAGCTGTGGGCAATTTACAAGGTTCTGAAAAAGAAAAATCAGCTGTTAGTAAAGCTTTGCGATTTGGTTTAGATCAACCTACCGAGAACGTTGCTACTACTTTAAAAGCTTTAGGATTTGACACACAAGCAGATTCGTTAAGCGGTCTAATAGATGCACCTGAAAACTATGAATCAGCAGCAGCTAAGTTTATGAATCCAGAAGGAGAAGGACTTTTAGATTTTAGCTACAAAGATTTACCTTTAGCTGTAGTAGAACAGATAGGACAACTGGGCGGATCTATGGCGTCTAGAGCTGGAGGTTTTGCATTAGCAGGACCTGTCGGAGCTCTGCTCGGACCAGGATTGTTTGAAGCGGTGCAAATAGCAGGACCAGTAGCATTAGAAAGAGCTCGAAACAATGGTAGAGAAGAACCTAACTGGGAAGATTGGTCAGGAGCACTAGGTACAGCTGCATTTTCAGGAGCTCTAAACGCCGTAGGTGTACAAGGCGTAGGAAAACTTAACTCGACAATAGCTGGATCAGCTCTTCGTGAAGGTGTAACGGAAGGGTTACAAGGAGCAACAGAACAAATAGGGAGCACAGGACTAACAGAAGCTGGGCTACAGATAGATCCTAAACAAGTTATAGGTGAGGGATTTATAGGCGGTTCTACAGGAGCGTCTGCACAAGTACCTTCTTCTGCGATATCAACAGAGCAATCTTTAGAAAACCTTAGACAAGACATAGTTGGCGATAGCATAACAAATACAATGTTTGACCAAGCTACACCTGACCAGGCTGTAGAAGAAATGGGAGAACAATTAATGTTAACGGAACAAACTGTAGCAAATATAGAACAGTTTGAACAAGAAGCCGATCAGTATGACCCTGATGATCCAGGAGCTTTTACTGATGAAAATGTCATTCAAGAGTTTTTAACAACTAACGATCAATTTACAGAAAATCAAATCGAAACCCAATTTGGGGATCAATTAACTAGCGATGAACGATTTCAATTATTTGTAAACGTACAGGAGTACATAAGAAGTCACTTTGAATTCTTTGATCCTCGAACAGATGTTTCGCCACGAGATGCATTGAGGCAGATAGCTAATACTGTGACCCAAGAAGCAGGAGCCTTTTTAGATGCAGCTAACCTAGAAAAGATTGAAGCGGGCGTAGATCCACGTTATGTTGGGCCACAGTCTATGAATATAGATCTTAACGCTAAAGAAGAGTTATACGCTGCAAAACCAGAAACATACGATCCTTTTATTGACGAAAGACAAGGCATAACCTCTTTAGAATCAGGTATTGATCCTAATTTCTTAACTCAATCAGTCCTGATGCAAGACGGCATATTAGACCAACGTTTACCTAAGGACCCTAATAAACCTGTAAATCCTCAAAGTTTATTGCAAGAACTAGGCATAAAAGAAACCGATAAAAATTGGTTTGAGACCTCAAAGAGAGGAAACAAAAAAGTTGTTAGTGAACTTGTAAACACAGAGATAGCTCCATTTTTAAAAGCTAAAAGAGATGCAGGAGAGAAAGTTACACGTGCGGAAATAGAAAATATATTCTACGATTCTTTAAACCGACATAAAAGTTTTCTTACAACAGGGAGCGAAACTCGACATGAAGGTGGTTATACGTTTAAGGAACAAGGACTACAGAATTTGTTCCCTGAGATTGCAGAACCAGACAGGTATTTTGAATTATGGAATCATTACGACGCTTTAATACCAGGGAATTCTGTTTTAGAAAACAGTCCTTTCTTTAATCGCGATGGCAATGATAGCCTTCATAATCCTCACGGCGATGGTGCGCTTATGTGGACACGTGGTTTTCAAGTAGAACATCCAGACGGATTAGGACCAGGGACATTGCTTGCAGAGAACCAATCTAAACTGCATGGACATTCACAAGATCCAGGTAAACCTAGCGAAATGTATTTTTCTTCAACGGGTATCGAAGAAGATACATCTCAGTTTGACGATATAAAGAAAAGACAAGACAATTATGAAACGGCTTTAAATAATTTTAAAGATGAAAGTGCAAATAAAAATATTGCTGAAAGTGATAAAAATGATTTAGTAAAAGGACTAAAAGATATCAAGAATGCCAATGCTATTGCAGATCTTCTTTTAGAAGAACCCAGTCAGTATGGTGCTTACAGAGATTTTGTCATTAATCCTATAGAAAAAGAGTTAGGTTCAATATCTGATACGTTTGCAAAAGAAAATAAACTTTTAAAAGAAAGACAAGTTAAAGAAAGTAACGATGCTTTTGTAGAAGCCATTGTTGAATCTCAGCCTCTTGGAAATTTAGGAATAACAATAGATCAAAACAGTTTTCAAGAATTTATGGATCAACCCGCACAGGCTTTAGCTCTGTTTGATACGTTCGGATCGCAAAGAAGAAAAAGATTTAACGAATACGTTCTTTTGAATCATGGTTATAACCTTAGACTTGAGTCAGTAACCAATAGGAATTATGACCAAAGAACTTTTAAACCAATCAACGACAGAATACGCGGTTTAGCCGAAACGCCTGACGGACAGTTAAGTAACAAACACACCTCAGACAGAGTAGAACTTATACTGGATTACAGTCCTAAATTTGCTGACAAATACAGCACTTTTACCAATTTGATTGCAGCATCAGACAACTATCCTACTGCTGGGGAAATGAGAGAGTTAGAACAGTACGAAGCTAGGATGAGGGATACGAACAAAAAAGTATTCCCTGACTATCCGTTTAAAAACAACTATCCTGCAATGAATTTAAGGAAAACAGTTACGTTGGCTTTAGACCAGGGTAATAACTTTGTTTTTATAGGTAGTGCAGGATCTGGAGGAGCTCCTAAGTCTGTGTACAGAGCTCAAAGAAAAGAAGCCGAAGGCCTAGCAGAGGCAATAGCTAGTTATAGATCTGATTTAAAAGCAGATGATTTATTTACAATGCTACCAAATTCAGCAGACACACCTGGGGGCCCTTATTTCTCACTAGACATAAGGCCGTTAAGACAGTTGATAAAAGCAAAAGTGTTTAAAGGTTTCAAGGGTTACAAAGAAGGTGGTTTAGTTATGAATTATGGTGATTATGGAAGGAGTTATATTTAATGTATGAATACAATTGCACAGTGGAAAGGGTGGTCGATGGAGATACTATCGATGTTGTTTTACATCTCGGTTTCGATATTATGTATAAGTCTCGTGTTAGGTTATATGGTATTGATACTCCCGAGTCACGTACTCGTGACCTGGATGAAAAGGCTAGAGGAAAAATGGCTGGGGCTTTCTTAACCGAAGCGGTAGAGGAAGGAGAAAAAGTAGTCATACAAACAAAGCTCAAGGACTCTAAAGGTAAGTACGGCAGAGTTCTTGGTGACGTTGTTGTGGATGGTAAAAATATTAACCAGGCCATGATCAAGTGCCACCTGGCGGTAGCCTATCACGGGCAGTCTAAAGATGATGTAGAAGCTGAGCACATGCGCAACAGGGACATCCTTATCGAGAACGGCTTACACACACCAGTATAACAATATGAAAGTCTGTTTAATCCCTCCTGGGTTTGTAGCAGGGATGTATCATGACATCATACCTTTCCTATCTCGTTTAGCTCCTACGACCAACGGTCGTTACGATGATGTAGATTTATACAACAGTCTTTTACTAAACAAAGAAAGCCTATGGACAGTCGTTGATGACGATGAAAAGATTCTGGGCATTTTACTAACTGATCTACAGATATTTCCACAAAAGAAAGTCTTTTGTATTAACTACGCAGCTGGGGATGGCCTGGATGATTGTATTGATGAAGTGCTTAGCGCAATGGAACAGACTGCAATTCGACATGAGTGCGACGCTATGCAAGTTACAGGTAGGAAAGGCTGGGTGAGAAAACTACAATCCTATGACTGGAAAGAAGAATTTGTTATAGTAAGTAAAAATTTATAAAGATATGTCTAAATCAGATGCGGAAAAAGAAGCCTTACAATTAGAAGGTGGATTAGGAACTTTAGCGGGTAGCTCAGGCGGTGGAATAAGAGTACCGCGTAGCGCTTTTGACAAACTTACCACAACGGTCACACCAGAAGGACTTTCTGCTCAAGAGTTTGATGCTTATGAATCTCTTGATTCTGGTGGATTTACACCAAACGGTATGCCTTCAAACCTAAGAAACGACTACGCTGGTGCTAGTGTAGTAGAGGCAGTAGGTAAAATGCCAAGCGCAGGAGACCGTTTTGGCCCTGGCGGTTTGACTACGCTTACTGGAGACTTTGTCGGCTCTGACTTTGGTGGCCTTGGCGTAGGTAATTTTGATCCTACAGGTGGTTTAGATCCTACATTACCTCAGTTTCAACAGGAAAAAACCTTTGGGCAAAAGGCTAAAGACAGTATAAAAGGTTTTCTAGGCAAGTTAGCAAGAATACATCCCGCAACGCGTAACGCAGCATTTGCTCTTGATTTTGTAAAAGGATTGCAAAACGCAGAAAACCCACAAGAATTTGTTAAGGGCGTGATGGGCCAACTTGCTATGAGAAAGGTAGGCGGCAACCTTGGTTTATCTGGAGTACAGAAACAAGGTATAGGCGGTCTTATGAATATGGCCCAAGGCAAACAAAACCTTGGCCAAACATTAGGAAGTCTTGGTACTTCTGCTGCTTTTAGAAGTGCAGCTCCTTCTATATTCAAGTCTGCTTATCAATCTGGCGGTATGAACGGTGTTTACGCGGCAGCTGCAGCTTTGCAGATGGCTCAACGTGGAGCTCAACAAAAAGTTTCTGGTGCATTAGGACCTGGTGGTGGCGGGTAAAGGATCAAAGCCAAGACCTCTCTCGGTATCTGCTGATAAGTTCAGCGATAACTGGGATAAGATATTCAATCGACGTAAAAAACCAATAAGCGGTAGCCTGTCGGGTAAAGATCATGTATAATACATCTTATATGTAAGTATCCTTACTTATGTTAAAATAAACACACTGTTCTGCCTAGTGTGGCTAAAAGAAAGGCGGGTTAATAAAGGAAAGGGAAGATTAAGTTAACGTTATCTTCCCTTTTTTTGTGGACAAAAGACTAAGAAAAGACGTCAAAAGATGAAAAAAGACGTTAAAAGAGGAAGAAAATAGGGTTAAAAGAGAAAGAAAAGACGTTAAAAGAGGAAGAAAAAACGTCAAAAGACGATGGACCAAGGACTTTCTAACCTGAAACAAGAATTAAAGGTTAGCTCTATGTTATTGATTATGTTGAATAATAAAATCTTCTAACTTTGGCAAGGTTAGATCGTAAGCTATTGATTTTATTAATAATGTTTTGATTCCTATATAACAAAACCTAACCTCACCTGTAATATATCTAAAAGATTTCATGAATACGCTAAAAAGCTAGAAAATATATTTTTCAGGTTAGAAGTGGTAGAAATATAAGTCCTATAAGGGTTTCCGTCTAACTTGGCATAAGTTAGGTCAGGTTAGAAAGTGCTGAGAATGTTGAAAGGATGCGGGCTTAGAGCTAACCTGGTAGAAGTTATGTATTATAAGTCCCATATATAATAGGACTTGTTACTTTTTATTACCTTGGTATATACTTCGCAGATGCCTAAAGGAATATCAGGAAACATATCAGGAAAGAATGATAAACATTTAACACCTAAGCAATTGCTTTTTGCTAAGGAGTACGTGTACAACGATGGATCTAAAACACAAACAGAATGTGCTTTAGCGGCTGGGTATGCCGATACCTCTGCAGCTGTCAGGGCCTCTGAGCTTTTAAATCCCCAGAAGTACCCGCTTGTGGTTCGGTATATACAAGGTCTCCAGGCAGAGCTAGACAAAAAGTTTGAGGTAACATTTAGCAGACACGTCAGGCAGTTAGCTAAAATTAGAGACCAGGCTATTGATAAAGGTAACTTGACTGCGGCAGTTTCGGCCGAGGTACAACGAGGGCGTGCGGCTGGCTTGTATGTTGAGAGGAGAGAAGTTAGAACAGGAACGCTTGATTCTCTTAGCGAAGTAGAAATACAGCAAAGGATACAGAAACTACTTGGAGACTATAAACCTCTTCTTGAAGTAGAAGATGCAGTTATCGTTGAGTAGCTC